CAAGGCAATTCCTCCCCAAAAACGACCAGTACAGTCCTTGCCGGGCCGTGTGTAGGCCAACCCGATCAGAATTGATAAATATATGACCCAGCCTAAAACTCCCCGTAAGGGGGCTACTGAGCCTCGCCTACATAGTCCTTATCTCAAGGGCAAAAATCGCGGCGATGAGATCTCTCAGCTAGCCGAAAGTATTGGGCTACCGCTTTTACCGTGGCAAGATTTTGTAATTAGAGATATGACCTCGGTAGATGAAAATAATATGTTTATCAGGCGTAGTAATCTCGTCTTAACGTCACGCCAACAGGGCAAGACTCACCTCGCGCGTATGATGATGCTAGGGCATATGTTTTTATTCGATAGCCCTAACGTGCTTATTATGTCCTCTAATAGATCGATGGCTTTAGACACCTTTAGGCAAGTGGCCTACGCCATCGAGGGCTCGGCCGAGCTGAGCAGGCAAGTTAAACAGATCCGATACGCCAATGGTACAGAGTCGATCGAGTTAAAAAACGGACATAGGCTCGACGTAGTTGCAGCTACTCGCGACGGTAGCCGTGGCCGTACAGCCTCATTTTTATACATCGACGAGTTACGCGAAATCTCGGAGGAAGGCTATCGCGCAGCTACGCCTACGACTCGTGCAAAGGTCAATAGCCAAGCCCTGTACACGTCAAACGCCGGAGATGCTTTTAGCACGGTACTTAATGACCTACGCGAACGAGCTTTATCTAACCCGCCTAAAACGTTTGGCTTTTACGAGTACAGCGCTCCGGCCTTTTGTAAGATCGATGATCGTGACGGCTGGGCCTACTCGAACCCGGCCCTTGGCTACCTATTCGACGAGGATGTATTAGCCGAAGCTGTAAGTACTCAACCTATCGAGACTACAAAAACAGAGATGCTCTGCCAATGGATATCTAGTACCGCCTCACCTTGGCCTCATATGTCTGTTGAGGATGCAGGCGATAAGGATCTCAAGCTAGCACCCGGGCCTCTTACTATCTTTGCCTTTGACGTTAGCCCCAGTCGTAGAGACGGTTCCCTCGTTATGGGCCAAGTCCTTGCCGATGGTCGTATAGGCGTTGCAGTCCTTGAGACTTTCCACTCGGACGTATCCATCGATGAGTTATTCGTAGCTAACGCTATTGCTAAATGGGCCAAGGTTTATTATCCGCGGCAAGTTGCTTACGACAAGTACACGACGGCCTCAATAGCCAAACGCCTCGAGGTAAACGGCATACAGATCGTAGACATCTCCGGCCAAAAGGGTTATCAGGCCTCCGGCGATCTATACGAAGCTCTAGCTAATAAGAGACTCGTACACTCGGGCCAAGATGCACTCGTTACACATATGGCGAATTGTGCAGCTAAAGAGTCTCCGGATAGTTGGCGTATCGTCCGTCGTAAATCGGCCGGGCCTGTAGATATCGCGATTGGTTTATCAATGGTCGTACATATCCTTAACCAACCAATGGGCGAGGCTAAAGTTTACGTTTAGACACGCGGCAGATAGCCGTACTTATGCTTGACATTATGGGAAAATGGAGACTATGGGACTATTACAAACGCTTGGTTTTAAGTCAGCTGAAAAGCAGACAGTAGAGGCGCAGTACGCACCCGCCGTAATGGATACTACTTACGGCTACGGATCATTTAACACTAATAGCGCTTTTGGTTATAACGGTATTGGTATCGATCGTAATTTTGCTTTACAGGTCGCGAGCGTAAGCCGCTGTAGAAACCTAGTAGCCGGAGTAATCTCATCGATCGATTTAGCATTATATAAAAAATCTACAGGCGAAAAATTAGGATCTCCAGTTTGGTTAGAGCAACCCGATCAGCGCCAACCTCGAAGCGTAACTATTGCCGCAACTGTAGATAGTTTAATTTTTTACTCGGTTGCATATTGGCGCGTTACATCTTTGTACGCCGATGATGGCAGGCCGTCCGGCTTTGAGTGGGTCGCTAATAATCGCGTTACATTTACGACTAATCAATACGGTACAGAAGTTAAAGATTATTTCGTAGATGGTCAGCTTGTACCTATGGGCGGTATAGGTTCGCTTGTTACTTTCCAATCGTTAATTCCTGGAGTATTACAAACTGCAGGTACGACTATTAAAGCCGCTTGGGATATACATAGAGCTGCATCTTTTAGTGCTGCTACGCCAATGGCTACTACTATTCTAAAAAATAACGGAGCTGATTTACCTGAGACACAGATCCAAGGTTTACTAGCTGGATGGAATTCAGCAAGAAAAAATCGTAGTACGGCATATTTAACCTCGACTTTGACCGCGGAAAATATTGGCTTTAGTCCTCGCGATATGATGTATAACGAAGCATCGCAATATTTAGCAACTGAAATTGCTCGCGCTATGAACGTCCCGGCATATTACATCTCTGCCGATATGAATAACTCAATGACGTACCAAAATATATTAGACGGACGTAAAGAGTTTGTCGCTTATTCTTTGCAGCCTTACATTTCTGCAATCGAGGATCGTCTATCAATGAACGACATAACCAATAGCCAAAACCAAGTGCGCTTCGCGGTAGACGATACCTTTTTACGAGTCGATGCTAAAGATCGTTTAGATATCATCGAGAAAATGTTAAACCTAGATTTAATTACAGTAGAGCAAGCTCGCTCTATGGAGCAACTAACACCGCTGGGAGATGCAAGTGCTACTAACGTTTAGTCAAGAGATCCAAGCCGCAGATACAGAGCGCCGCATCGTATCCGGACTCGTTGCACCATATGGCGAGATCGGTCACACAAGCGCAGGCCGTGTAATGTTCGAGCGCGGCAGTATTGCTATTCCAGATGCAGGAAAAATTAAATTACTATCGCAGCATCAACAGGACAAGCCAGTAGGTCGCGCTATTAGTTTTAGCGACTCTACCGAAGGCGTATACGGATCGTTTAAGCTTTCGAGTAGCACTCGAGGACAAGATGCACTCGTATTAGCGCAAGAAAATCTCGTATCCGGCCTATCCGTTGGGGTGGATGTAACCGCCTCGAAGCCGATGGGTGATTACTTGCTTGTCACGGCTGCCGTCCTCAAGGAAGTGTCGCTCGTCGAGAGCGCCGCATTTTCTAGCGCATCCGTCGATGAAATTATGGCGGCGAGAGCTGCTATCGAAGCTGCAACAAGTACAAAAGAAAAAACAACTACTATTTCTACGACTATCGTAGAGATCGAAACCGAAACAGAAACCGAAAGCGAGGAAGCTGTGACTACAGCCCCAGAAAATACACCGGAGGAAACCCCGGTAGATGCACCGGCCGAGGCTGAAAAAGTCGAAGCTGCTCGTAAGATTATTCGTCCGTCAGTCCTTGACTCTCAAAGACTACGCACACCAATCGTATCTATGGCAACTTACACAGAGCATAAGATCAAAGCTGCACTAGGTAGCGATGACTCAAAGCTTTATGTAACTGCAGCAGATGATTTTTCTACAAACCCTGCATTTAATCCAACACAGTACCTACAAGAGTTTGTAACTAATACTCGTTTTGGTACACCTGCTATCGATGCTTGCTCTCAGGGAGTACTACCTGCTAGCGGTATGACTATTAACGTGCCATCACTTGTTACAGCTGCAGGCGGCGGTACAGGCGTAGCACCTACTGTTACAGTAGAAGCAGAAAACGGCGCAGTATCGAATACAGATATGCAGACCAGCTATCTAACGGGAAGTGTGTCCAAGTACAGCGGTATGGGCACGATCTCGATAGAGCTTCTCGAGAGGTCGGATCCGAATTTTTATGCTGAGCTTACACAGCAGCTCGAAAATTCCTACTTGACTACTATTGATACAGCGGTAGTAAATGCTCTACTAGCAGCTGGTACAAGTGCATCAGCTACTACAGGCGATAGCGATGGAATTATTGCTTACACTTCACAAGCTGCAGCAGCCGTATACAAAAATACAGGTTACTTTGCACAGAACTACATCGGAAACGCTGCACAATGGAATTTGCTAATGGGCGCAACCGATACTACAAAGCGACCAATTTATAACGCTATCCAACCTATGAACGCAGCCGGACAGGTAGGGCCTCGCTCTATTCGCGGTAACGTACTAGGACTTGATCTATACGTAGACAAGAACTTTACAGAGACAACAGTCGATGATAACTCAGCGATCATTTTGGCCCCTGAGGCATTTACTGTCTACCGTAGCCCACAGGCTTATATGTCAGTAAACGTAGTATCAAACCTACAAGTACAGGTAGCGATCTACGGATTTATGGCGACTATTGCAAAGATGCCATACGGCATTATTAAGTACGCAAAGCTACCGTAAGCCAAAAACCTAATAGTCGGTAGGGCTCTTAGCCCTTTGAGCCCTACCGGCCTCTTTTAAGATGGGAGTAAATAAGTGCCAGCTACATACGTCACCGAGGCGGAGTTACGCGCTAACCTTGGTATCGAAAACTTATACAGCTCTGCCATCGTCGAGGAAGTTTGCCAAACTGCTCAAGATTTACTTAATCAGTTTTTATGGTTTGCCTCAGCTCCAGTAGTCGGAGTAACACTACAAAATAATGTAATTACCGCGATGGTCGCTAACCCTATGATCTTTACTACGGGTCAGTCTGTAACCTTGAGTGGATGCGGCTCAACCTTTAATGGAACTTACACGATCACGGGTACAATTCCTTGGTCAGCTGGTACATCCTCGCAGCTACCATCTATCGTGTGGAATAACACTTACTTTAATTGGCCTAACGGCTATAGCTTTATCCAGTTTGCTAAGACCGCCGCTAACGTCAATTTTCAGCGCGTATTACCTTATGGCCAAGCCACAGGCGCAGACACAAAGACAAACAGCTACGCGACTACTCCGGCCGTACGTGAGGCCGCGATGATTTTGGCCGTAGATATCTGGCAGGCTCGCCAAGTCTCACAGACAGGCGGCGTATCGATCGACGGCTTTAGCCCGAGCCCCTATCGATACGCCGCCTGTCTGTGAGACTTGGCGAGCCTGCCAGATATCT